GTTTACAGATCGTATGAAAGGTATGTGGGGCGGCATTAAAAAGGGTAAAGTTGATAATTTCTCTGATCATGCTATGGCTGAATATATTCCACATATAGAAACATGGAAAGAAAGAGATGTATAAATATATACAAGTTAAAGGTATCACGGAGATATGATGGCGGACACAGAATTACGTGATATAGAGTTACGTTTAGAAAGAATGCATAATGCATTGACGAGACAAGAAGAAGAGTTATCATCTTGGAGATCAAGCTCTTTAGCTTCGGAAGCAGCGATGCAAAATGCATTGAGTAGACAGGAAGAAGAGTTATCATCTTGGAGAGAAAGATCTGCAAGGTTACCAAACTGGATAAGGAACGGTGGTATAACAATGTTCATTGTTTTGTTTGGACAGTCAATGACCGCAGTATGGTGGGCATCTGAGATAACTAATACCCAACAAAATATGTTGGCAGATGTCAAAGTAAATACAGAATATAGGATAGCATCTACCGAAAGGTATAATGATATCATGATAGAAATAGTCAAGATACAAGTAATGATGGATAACCATTTCAATAGAGAAAACATTTATTTAAACAGGGAATAAGATATGAAAACACTCAAACAAATTAGAGAAGCATCAGGCGGGAAGGAAGCCTATCAAAAATTCTTCAATGGACTCCTTAAGAAATTCGGAGTAAGTTCTCCATCAGAATTAGATGGTAAGAAGAAGAAAGATTTCTTTGATGCTATCGATAAAGGTTGGGAAGGCGCAGGTGAAAAAGCTGAAAATGTTAAAGAAGGTAAGAAAATGGTTGTCACTGCTATTGATAAGAAAACAAATTCACCAGCTTGGAAAGCATATAAAGACGGTGATAAGAGATACGTTTTTAAAGAAGCTAGAAGTAAGCTTAAAGGCGGAAAAGGTAAAGTTGATATTGATATTAATTTTGATGGTGATGCTAAAGATATTAAATTTGCATCAACTAAATACAAGATTAAATTTAAGACACATTCAAATGGTGCAGTAATTACAGGCGATAAGCAAAAGATCTTAGCTTATTTACAAGGCCAGGATTATGCTATGGATGATGAGGATATTGAAGATTTATATCCTGAAGTCTTAGAATCTTCAAGTGATTTTGAAAGTGATGAGGATGAGACCGATGATAAAGGTAACTACTCTGGTGTAGATGAATTGGAAGATCACGTTGTAAAAAAGCTTAATACTCAGCCAGTTACTGAACTATACGCAAGAGGCGAAAAGGATACTGATGCTGAGAAAGTTAGAAAAAATTATTATTGGGAAGCAAACTCTGCACAATTAAAAAAAGCCCAAGTTATAGCTTCAAAGAATTCAGGTGATATGGAAGCAGCTATAGCTGAGATCGAAAAGATTAAGAAAGGTTTATCAGATGATAAAAAAGTAATGGCGATGCTTAAGAAGGCTAATGAAAGTGTTCAAGAAGCTAATCGTTTTTCAAAGAAATTAAAAGGTGCTGCTAAAGATCTTTTTGATCTTTCATGGAAAGCTGGTGGTAAATCTAAAGCATATGGTGATAAAGAATGGGATGCTGAAGTAGATAAAATGGCTGCTAAATACCGTGATGATAACCATGCAAGAATGTCAGATAAAGATATCGCTGCAGTAAAGCTTGCTATCAAACATGAATCAGTTCAAGCAGAACAAGTTGGTGTTGATGGTCGTTTAATGGGCTTTAAAGCTTCAACTAGACGTGCTATGGGTGAAAAACAAAAGGGTAGGGTTATTATAGATAGAAGAACTAGAGAAGCAAAAGCAACTGCAATGCGTTTAGAAAAAGCTAAAGCTAAGAGAGAAGAAAAGAAAAAGGCTAGGGAATTTGCAGAAAAATATCCTAAGATAGATTATAACTATGCAGAAGCTTCTGAATTAAATAAAATTATAGCTAAAAGTAATACTGATATTATGGGTGAGACTGCAGCAAATGCAGTATCAGCTGGTGGTATTGATATGGCACCTAACAAAGGTAGTAAAAAGAAAAAAAAGTTAATGGCTAAAAGGGGCTATTAATGCTAAATTTTAAAGTATATTTAATTGAGAAAGATCCGTGCTGGGATGGATATCAACAGATTGGTATGAAGAAAAAGGGCGGTAAGAAAGTTCCTAACTGTGTACCTGAAACAGCAAAAGTATTAGATTATGGTTCTGATGAAGCAGTGAAAGCTGCAAAGAAGAAAACTCCTGGTCAAACAGAAGATGATATTAAAGAAATGGGCCCAGCTGCAATGAAACGTGCAAAGCGTAGGAAAGCATCGCTTGATAAAGCAATGAAAAAATATGGTGATGCTGAGAAAATGGGTATGGATCCTGCTGATGTTAATCAAAGAAGGAATAAACCTACATTAAAAAGAAGATAACAATAGGCCTGTTTATAATTATGGCAAGTATAACATTACCAACAGCTGCAACGATAAATGAAATATCAACTACATCTGATTATTCGCAAAAATCAAATTTAGGTACAGCTGCCACTGGATCATTCTTGATTCAAGCTATACAATTAGTATATGATGACATACTAAGATTCCAAACATCCAAAGATGGGTATTTTACTGATGCAGAACTTGCTGACTTTAAATATAATGCATTCGAAGGTAATGCACTTTGGTTTATGGATGAATTAATTGGTATAGAATCAGATTGGAGACAAGATGCTTCACCAGGAATTAAAGACAATACCGCTTATGGCTATGGGCAATTCACTGAAGCAAGTGTTCCTACTGCTGTTAATAGATATCTTGGACATTTAGAAAGATTTAATTTAAGAAGAATCAGGTTATTTAACGATGTAGATAGAGGTTGGGCACCATATGGAATTGCACCTGATCAAAAACTAGAAATACCTAAATTTATACAGAGATTAAATAGTGCAATAGTAGGAGACTTAATTTTATTCTCTTATAGTCCTTACTATGAACATAAGAAATTCTTAGATGAATTAACATATGACCAGTATTGTGCTTTAGTATTTGTACATTTACATAGAAAAGAATCAAAGGATTCTAACTTTAGATTATTGTCATTTGGAGATGTAACTGCAGCAAAAGAAATATATAAAAGCAATCATCACACAAGTCCAGATGCAGCAACATTAAATAGATTAGATAGCTTTTTTAAAATACACTACAAACCGGCTACTTTATTGGCGTTCGCAGAGTAGGTATTATATAAATAAGTCTATATAGAGAGGAAATGATATGGCAAAACCAACAACTAGAGCTACATTACAAGACCACTGCTTAAGAGCATTAGGTGCGCCAGTAATTGAAATTAATGTAGATGAAGATCAAATAGAAGATCGTACAGATGATGCAATACAATTCTACCAAGAATATCATTCAGATGCTGTTGTACGTACATATTTAAAACACGAGCTAACCGCAACTGATATAACAAATAGTTATATTACTGTAAGTGATAATGTTACATCAGTAATACGTATGTTGAAGGGTGGTCAATCAGCTGGTAGTTCTTTATTTGATATGGGTTATCATATGAGATTAAATGATGTATTCATGTTACAAGGTGCTGCTGCACAAATACAAACTTACGAACAAAGATTACAGAATTTATCTTTAATAGAATTTTCTTTAAATAGCACAGAACATATTAGATTTAGTAGACATATGAATAGAATACATATGGACGAAGGTTTTGGTGATCTTTCTGCAGGACAATTTATTATTATTGAAGCATATGAAATTGTAGATCCAACCAGTTACGCCGATGTATTTAACGATTTATATTTAAAGAAATATCTTGCTGCATTAATTAAACGCCAGTGGGGCGCAAACATGATGAAATTCGATGGGTTCCAGCTTCCAGGTGGAATAACAATGAATGGCAGACAAATGTTTGAGGACGCAATAGAAGAGATAGATAAATTAGAAGAAGAATGCAGGTTAAGTTGGATGTTGCCTGATAACTTTTTAATGGGGTAATTAATGGCAACTTCGGTATATTTCAGTGGGGCGGTAAAATCTGAACAAGACCTTTATGAGGATCTTGTTACTGAAAGCATTAAAATATTTGGACAAGATGTAGTATACATTCCACGAGAGAGAATATCTGAAGATGCATTATTAAATGAAGAATGGAGCCAATACACTTCAGCGTTTTCAGTAGAAATGTATTTAGAGAATATCGAAGGATTCGAAGGTGATGGTAATCTATTAGGCAAATTTGGTTTAGAGATTAGAGACCAAGCTAATTTTGTTGTAACTAAACGCCGTTGGGAACAAACAGTTGGAGTAAATTTATCAGCTACTTACACTGGCGAGGTTGTTAAAAAACCACGTGAAGGTGATTTAATTTATATGACAATGACTCAAAGGTTATTCGAAATAAAATATGTAGAACCTAAATCGCCATTCTATCAATTACAAGATCTTCCAAGTTATACATTAACAGCTGAATTGTTTGAATACAATGATCAACACTTTGATACTGGTTGGGATGAAATAGATCAAATTGAATGGAAGAACGCTACATCATATAGTTATATTGTTGGTGCAGCTGATGCATATATTCCTGGTGAATTAGTAACACAATGGACTGGATCTAATGACAGTGCTAGTCCAGCAGTTGCAATTAACATAGAAGGTTATGTATCTAATTGGGAAGGTAATAGTGTTAATAGAGTAACTATTATATCTCCGCATCAAAGTACTAATGGCGATGGAACATTTATGACATTCTCTGTTCAGGCTGATGCTACTAGGAAGTTAGTAGGTGCAGAATCTGGAACAGCTTCAAATATTACAGTAGACCAAAGTGGTACTACGAAGACATTCTATAATGAAGATCCATTTGCTGATAATGATGAATTTGAAGTAGCTGGTGATGCAGTTATAGACTTTACAGAAACTAATCCATTCGGAGATCCATAATGTTTGAAAATCATTTTTATAACGAGTCAACTCGTAGAATGGTATCGGTATTTGGATCTATATTCAATGACATGGAAGTTGTTAAAAAAGATGCAGCTGGTAAAGTACTACAAAAAATTAAAGTTCCTCTTGGTTATGCGCCAAGGAGTAAAATTCTTGCACGTTTAAATGAACAAACAACTGGACCTAATATAGCTCTTAAGTTACCACGTATGTCATTTGAGATATCCTCTATGGAATATGATGCTAATGCACGTGTATCTAAACATAAAAATTATACAAAGGTTGTTGTAGGTGATACATTAAACCTACATAAATTAGGTGCTCCAGCTGTATATAAAGTTGGATTCGAATTAAATATTCTTGCTCAAAGTCAAGATGAGGCATTACAACTATTAGAACAAATTCTACCTATGTTCCAGCCGGAATATACGGTGACAATAAAAGATATTCCAGCAATGGATATCAAAACAGACACACCAATTATATTGGATAGTGTTGATCTTAATGATGATTATGAGGGTGATTTAGTTACGAGGAGAGCAATTGTTTACACATTAAGCTTCTCTACTCGCATTCGTTATTATAGAGGCTTAGGTAAAAGCAAACAAATTCTCCAGACAGAAGTTGATTATTCAGAGAATGTTGATCCTACAACTCATAAATTTGAGCAACAAAAGATAGTGGGTACAACAACATCTGACGGTGCTGGTGGTTTTATAGAACCATACACTGAGACGATTAACTTTTTTGACACTGATGTATAGGAGAATACAATGGCGCACGAATTTAATGCAAGATTAGTAAGAGTTGTCGATGGAGATACCATTGATGCAGATATAGAATTAGGATTTAATATATTCATGAGAGATAGGATTAGATTAATGGGTATAGATACTCCTGAGAGTAGAACAAGAAACCTACAAGAGAAATCTTGGGGTATGGCAGCAAAGCACAGACTTATAGAATTATTAGCTGAGACTGACGGTGCATTTGTTTTACACACAGAAGAAATGAGCAAAGGTAAATTTGGAAGAGTACTTGGTACGATTATGATTAACGGTAAAGATGCTAATCAAAGTCTTATCGAAGAAAAACTTGCTATACCATATGAAGGTGGTAATAAAGACGAGAGTCGAACCAAGTATGGAGTAGTAGATTTATGGAATACAGATTATGAAAACCCACAGGAACACGATGATGACCATGAACATGGCGACGAACCAGAAGGGATTGACTGGCACGCGTAGTAAAGTCGATGAAGATTACGAACGCGTAAGAAGAGACTTATTTGATTTAGCGGGACAGGGTGATGAAGCTATAGAGCTGATGTTAGAACTCGCCCGCGAATCAGAACATCCAAGAGCATTCGAGGTTCTTGGTCAGTTAATCAAACAAAACGCTGAGATAGGCGAAAAGATCCTTAAACTCCACAAGACTAAAAAAGAAGTCGACAAAGTTGAGGCTGATGCACCTGCAGCTCTTGCTGGCCCGACTAATAATAATGTATTCATAGGCTCTACCGCCGAACTACAAAAAATGTTAAGAGATGAAGTAGAAATTATAGATAATGAAGACAATTAAATACGATGGTCCTGTGTCGGTCATTAAGGCTGATACGGTATATGAATGTTTAGCATGTGGAAAAGAATACACTGAAGACCGTGTACATGCCCATGAGGATGCATGTGAAAAAATTCCAGCTTATTTACAATCTATGGAAGATAGGAAAGGATGGGCTCACAAACAATGTGATCTAGAACAATTGGAATTAATATGAGTAGAGAAACTAATTATCTAGGTAACCCAAATGTAAGGGGTGCCGATGTAGAACACCCGTGGACCAAGAAAGAACTGGTGGAATACAAAAAATGTTTATCTTCACCACAATATTTTGCAAAGAAATACTGTAAGGTAATCCATTTAGATAAAGGCTTAATACCGTTTAAGCTATATCCGTATCAAGAAAAAATGTTTGATTCATTCGAAGACAATAGATTTAATATTGTTCTGGCATGTCGTCAGAGTGGTAAATCTATTGCTGCGGTAGCTTATCTTTTATGGTATGTTATATTTAAGGGTGAACAAGTAGTAGGAATCCTGGCGAACAAGAATGCTATTGCAAGGGAAATGTTATCACGTATTACATTGATGCTTGAAAACCTACCATTCTTTTTACAACCAGGGTGTACAACACTAAACAAAGGATCTATTGGATTCTCAAACAATAGTAGAATCATTGCTGCAGCAACATCTTCAAGCTCAATTCGTGGTATGTCACTTAACTTAGTATACCTCGATGAGTTTGCATTCGTTGATAATGCCACAGAATTCTATACATCAACCTATCCAGTTATATCATCTGGTAAAACATCTAAGATTATTATTACATCTACTGCCAATGGCATAGGTAATATGTATCATAAGTTATACGAAGGTGCACTACAGGGCACAAACGAATTTCATTCCACCCGAGTAGACTGGTGGGACGTTCCGGGAAGAGATGATAAATGGAAAGCAATGACTGTTGAGAATACATCTCAACTTCAGTTTGACCAAGAGTTTGGTAACTCATTTCATGGCACGGGTAATACATTAATCACCGCTGATGTGCTATTGGCGTTAAGAGCAACAAACCCGATAGAGTATTATAATAATGTAAAAATCTTTGATCATCCTGAAGAAGGTCATACCTACCAAATGTTTGTTGATGTATCTCGAGGAAGAGGTCAAGACTATTCTACGTTTACTATTATAGATGTATCGCAAAATCCATTTATACAAGTATGTACATATCGTGATAACATGATAAGCCCATTATTGTTCCCAGATTTGATCTATAAGTATGCTACACACTATAACGAATGTTATGTAGTGGTTGAATCAAATGATGCGGGTCAGGTTGTATGTAATGGCTTGTACTATGATTTAGAATACGAGAATGTATTTGTAGAGAGTATGATTAAAGCGAATGCAATTGGTGTAACCATGACAAAGAAAACCAAACGTATTGGTTGTTCTAATATTCGCGACATTATGCAACAAAGCAAATTAGTAATAAAAGATGAAGAAACCATAAGAGAGATGAGCACCTTTGTTGCTAAAGGAACATCATATCAAGCTGATCATAACTCATACGATGACCTTATGATGAACTTGGTTATGTTTGGTTGGTTTACATCCACTCCATTTTTTGCAGAGTCTACAGATGTTAATATGAAGCGTATGTTATATCAAGATAAGGTTGCACAAATGATGGATGAAGTTATCCCAGTTGGCAACATGCCAGTGGATTCAAACTCAGTGCATCCGTTCGGAGAAGGCTGGGAAACATGGAATCCATGATTCGTATAAATAAGTATATTGAGAAAAATCGTATTATGAAAATCTTATTAATAACATGAAGGAGTTTAGATGGCTAATCTAGTTTCGCCTGGAGTACAGGTAAAAGAAATCGATTTGACCAATGTTGTTCCGTCAGTATCATCA